ATACTGAGGCGAATAAAGTCTTTAACCACCTATTCGACACGAACATTATCGTTCAGAATACGTCAACAGAGAACTTCACACCGGACTTTAACCCGAACCTAAAGGCTAGTTTTCAGCATTGGGTAGATGATTTGGTCACGTTCCAAGGGTTCTGTAAGCTAGATAACATAACTATTGAGGACGAGAAGGTGGTGTATCACTTGACTGCGTTCGGTGGTGCGGGTGAGTTCTTTGAAGAGGTGGGCGAGAAGAGATTGGGGGACTTAGACATTTCAGCGTACAACCACTCTTTCACGAGGGCAAATGTGGTGGCATCCTGGTCAAACGACTATACAGACGGATACGTGTACCCGATGATTGATTACGGGCATAAGTATCAGCGTAATTGGTGGAGTTGGACAGAGTTCAGACCCGCAGTATTTGTTAAAGCGGTTTGGGATCAGATATTTACAGAGGCGGGGTGGAGTTACGAATCCACATTCCTATCTACGGATAACTTCGAGAAGTTAATAATACCTAGTCCTAGTGCATCCGTAAAGCTAACCAATAGCGAGATAAATGACCTCACATTTACGGTAGCTAATGACGCTCCTTTCAGTATCCCGAACAGTAGGGATCTCAGTCTAGCAACCCCGTTCGAATTCCCGCTAGATACGGGGTCTTTACTTGCGAACGTCTTACAGAACACATCGGGAACAGAGTGGGATACCTCTAGTTACGATTACACAGCGGCAGGGGATGTGACTTGTGCGTTTAGAATAAAATTCATTGCAGACGTGGAGTACGTTGGGGCTAGTCCAATATCTTCCGTAGGGGCGGTTAGGGCTAAGTTCTCTATAATAAGGAATAGAGGGGGTGTATATAGAAGACTTGAGACATTTGAGATAGGCAACTACTTCACATTTACATTCTTTTCAACCACACTATCAGCGGGTAGCACTTCAACAAATACCGAGGACATAAACTTAACAACCTCAGAGCATGACATAGAGGATGGTGACATTATTTTTGTATCGCTGACAGATATAGAAATTCAAACAGTTGGGGGTGCGGGTATGGCTATATCTGGCATAGACGGTGATTGGAATATAAATGTACAAGCTGGGTCGCTTTTTGGGAACGTGGTAAATCCCACCATGAAGAATGGGCAGACGGTGACATTGGCGAGAGCTATACCGGATTGGACTCAGCGTGAGTTTATGCGAAACATCTCTAAGATGTTCAACCTATACATTGAGCAAACAGGGGATAGAACCTTACTTATAGAGCCTAGAGATGAGGGTTACTTGCAGTCAACTAAGGAGGATTGGACAGATATACTCGCATACGACAAGGAGCGCAAAATCACTCCAATGGGAGAGTTGAACAAGAAGGAGTATTACTTCACATGGAATGAGGATGATGATATATGGAACACCATATATACGGATTCATGGGATGGCGATATATACGGAGACAAGCGCGTGTATGTCAACAACGACTTTCAGACGGATGTAGAAGAGATTAAGCTAGATTTTGCCCCTACGGTTTTGTCAAACTCGAAGGCGGGTAATATACCAAACAACAGGGTGATCTCAGATATGTCCTTCTATAAGGATGATGGTCTACCCGAAATTCAAGAGGCGAAGCCGAGAATCATTTACTATGGCGGTTTGATAAGTGGAGATCCTTGGACGTTAGTGAATGGAAACCAAGTGGGAGCAGCTACGGATGTAATATACACCACATACCCGTATGCGGGGCATTTAGACAACCCGATCACACCAACGTATGACTTCCTGTGGTTCTTCCCGAAGAACATATTTTACAACAGAGCTTATGGGTCTTCGGATTACCCACAATACCCAAACAGGAATCTATATACCCTGTATTGGTATCGGTTCATCCAGGAAATAACTGACAAAGACTCAAAGATATTTGAGGGGTGGTTCGACTTGAGCTATTACGATTGGGTAAACCTGTCATTCAGAAAGCTATACCATTTCCTTGATGCAGATTGGAGGCTTGTAAGTGTGAGTGACTATGATCTCGAAAAAGGAGGGCTAACATACTGCAAGTTCCTCAAAGCAGGGGCGTGGGTGAATCCAACCTATGACCGATACAAACTCAATACGGGTTACGGAGAGACGGATGATAACGGAGACACTTTGCCATTCATATATAGGGGTGAGGGGAGTGGTGGCAACAAATTCCCACAAGAGAAAGATTGGGGTGACGGGAATACTATAGGTGGTCGGGTCGGTTTTGTGTATGGCGATGCTAACTTAATAGGCACAGGGACTGCTGGTTTTGCATTAATGAACGCATCTGGGAACAATGTCCAGGCTAGTGGTGCTGTGCTGATAAACACCGATGGCAGAGATGTTTTTAGAGATAATGAAGTTTGGATCAACGACATAAACTACGAGAGGTATCAAGAGTTCACTTTCGATAATAGCGTATTCAATACGTTGGCGGCAACGCCTATACAGTTCTTACCCGACTTAGAGGACAACCAATTCTACGACATAACTAGAATCACAGAGAAGCTGGACTATGACGGAACTGCCTATGCGGACGGGGGTGTGCGAATAATTAAGACGGTTACATCGGGAACTACGCTTGGAACACTTGTGGGGTCTATGACGGGAACGGCAGATGCGGTTTATTACTCTTCACTAACGCCTCCACTATCACCCGACTTAGGTGAGGGCGTAGAGATTATGGTTGATTCAACAGAGTTTACGGGTAGTGGGGGTGATGTGACTTACAGAGTTTATTACAGAATAATCGAGACATAATGGCGAAACTGAAAGAGATAACGCTAAAAATGGTCGTTGACAATGAGGGCAACGTCCAAAGCCTTGATGCCACAACTCGAGCGATGAAACGTGCCGAGAAACAAGTCAAGAAACTTAATAAGGAAACAGAAGAAAGTACATCTAATCTCGGCAAACAAAGCAAGGCTACAAATCTAGCAGGGCAGTCGGCTTTAGAGATGTCTCGTATCGCTTCGGACGCGGCTTACGGCATGAGGGGGATGGCAAACAACATTGGTCAGGTTGCTACGATGATGGGAGAGCTTTCAAAACAGGCACCAAAAGGAATAAACGCTATGGGCAGATTGCAGTTTATGGGGAGGGAGCTTGGTGCGGCACTAATGGGACCGATGGGGGTTATAGTCGCAATACAGGGGCTATTGTCGCTATTGACAATATGGGAGTCTCGAACAAATAAGCAGGCTGAAGCTCAGAAGTCTTTAAATGAGGCGTTGCAGGAAAGCATAGTGTCGATTGATGAAAGGCGAGCCAAGATAGAGGCATTGATAAGTCAGATGGACGATAGTGACCCTCTCGAAATATTTGACCCAGAAGTAGCTAGACAAGCAATGAAAGAGCTAGAGAAGGAGATTCCTAACTTTAAAAAGCTGCAAGAAAGGTTCACCGATGACGAAATAGCCAAGAAGTATACGGAATACTTAGAGAACATGAAGCGAGAGGGTATTGAGGCTAAGAGGGTGGCAAAATATAGAGAAGAATTAAATAAGATTAAGGCTAAGGGTGAAGATATGTCTTTGGTCGAAGCCGAAAGGTGGAAAGAATTAAAGAATGAGTTAATTCCAGAAGCGCAGAGAGCGTTGGAGACTTACCAATTCCTCAGATTGAAGGGGGAGCAGCTTTTCGGAAAACAGAATGGTGGTAAAGCTAAAAAACGCGGGTATGTGGTGGAATTTTACGGAAAGCCTGCGGGTGAAATATTGCTAGAGGCAAAGCAATTTAATGATGCCTTAATAGCACTACAAACCGATGCTGTAACTGAGTGGGAGGAGAAAGAGAAGGCAAGAATCAAGGAATTCTACTCAGGACTTATGGCTGAGTCAATGGAAGGCACTACTATATCAGAGGAGCAAATAGCCCAACTACAAGCTGATGAATTAGCTGCCCTAGATATTGTGGAGCAACAGGCTATTGATAAAAGGGAAATGCTATGGCAGGATCACCTAGACTGGATGGCTGAAAAGGATGCGGAGTTTGTCAAACGACAAAGGGAAACAGATGAAAAAGCCTTAAAATTGATGATGGAGGATTTTAACAATCGCATAGAAAAGCAACAATTCTTCACATCAGCTATTGGAGCTATAATGGCAAATAGTATAGAGTTTATAGGCGGGTTAGCTGAAAAGAACACTAAGAACGAGGAAAGGCTATTCAAGATACAGAAGCAAGTAGCGATAGCCACCACTATCATAGACACAATAGTTGCAGCACAGAGGGCATACACAAGCCAACTAAATCCTCTTGATCCAACATCAATAGTAAAAGCTAAGATAGCTGCTGCTGTTGCTATAACGGCAGGTATGGCTAGAGTCGCTGCAATAAGAGCTCAGAAGCTACCATCAAAAACAACTGACTCTGTTTCTGCCGAAGGTACAATGCCTGTAACAACAACAGGGTTCTCAAACCTAAGTGGCGGGGAAACACCAGGTTCAGCAGTCAGAGTATATGTTTTAGAGCATGACATCCGAACAACCACAGACAAGGTGAGCAAGACTAAGGTTCGCTCCCGACTCTAATTAGACAGATAGCCGTACATAGCACTTATAGTTATGTATGGACAATATACCAATTTTCGACATTGTATTTGATGAGGTGAATGGTGGAGTAAATACTGTGAGTCTCGTTTCTAGCCCTGCTATGGAGAGCGCATGGTTGGCATTTAATCACAGCACAGCTCAATACAAACTGCAATCAGAGGAGAAACGCTTAATCTTAGGAGCGTTACTGATTCCCGACAAGCTGGTTCTTAGACGAGACGATTCGGGCAACCCGTTCTTCATACGCTTTAGTAAGGATGTAATCGAGAAGACTGTCTACAAGTACTTCAAGACATCTAAGACAAACAACACGAATGCGGAGCATGACCAGGAGTGGACACTTGACGGTGTTTATATGGTAAGCTCTTTCATTAAGGATAGCTCTATGGGTATCAATCCTCCTGTGGAACTTCAAGATCACCCGGACGGGACTTGGTTCGGAATGTTCAGAGTAGAGGATGATGAGGTTTGGGAAAGATACATCAAGGAAGGCGTATTCACAGGGTTCAGCATTGAGGGCATCTACTCTCTAGCAGACACGGGCGAGTCCGCATCGTTGGCAATGAGCAAGGAGGATAAGGAGCTAGAAGAACTAGCTGATATGATCTTGAGCAAATTAGACACTTTAGTAGACTAATCACTTATATAGATAGAATGGAAGAAAAAAAGAACAAGCTACTCGCCTTCTTGAAGTCACTCGTTTCTGAGGAGACTGTAGAGGAAGTCGAGGTGGAGGCTTCCACAGAGGAAACTCCCGAAGCTGAAACAGACGAAACTCCAAGCGCGGAAGCAGATGCTCTCAATAAGCTCTCTGAGACAGTTGCTGCACTCGCTGAGAAGGTAGAAGGGTTTGAAGCAAGACTTTCTGAGGTTTCTAAGGAGCGTGACGAAGCGAAAGCTGAGAACGCAGAAATCAAAGAACAAGCTGCTGAACTACTTGCAGAAATGAGCAAAGTTCCTGCGGTAGAAACTCCTGCAAAGACACCTTCGACTAAGGAGATGACACGAGCAGAGAGAGCAATCGCAATGGGTAACGTACTACTTAAAAAGAAATAACAATGTCATTTGACGTATCATCATTAACGAATTATGTGGATCAGTCCTCAACGGAATTGCTCCACCGCCTATATTTCGAGGGGACTACACAAGAGTATGTGAGTTTCCAAACGGGCGTAAAACACAAAGATGCTTTGCAGCTCTTCGATCTTACTGCATATCCGCAGGACGATAGTTGCTCAAACACAGCATCAGGATCAACCACTTTCACACAGGCAGAAATCACAGTTGTAGGTATCAAGTACTTCGACTCTCTTTGCCCTATCGACTTGGAAGCTAAATGGACTCAGAACTTGCTCCGTCAAGGTGCTAACGCACAGCAAGAGTCTTTGACTTTCGAGGAAGATGTAGCGATGGGAATCTTGTCTTTGGTACAAGAGAACAACGAGACTGTAATTTGGCAAGGTAACGATGCGGGTTCTAACACAGACCCTATCACCAACAAATTCGATGGCTTCATGCAGCTTATCGACGATGCGGGTACAGCAACAGCCGGTAACACCAACTCAGTATCAGCTATTTCTGCTACTGCTTCGGATAACACCAACGCTGTAACAATCGTAAACGCAATGATTGATGCTCGTCCGGCTCGACTGAGACGTAAGCAAAATCAAGTATTGTTCTGTGGAACTGACACGTTTGACAAGTGGGTAACTGCACAGATCGCCCAAAACAACTTCCACATTGACCAAACTCAATGGGTGAACTACTCGGTTCAAATCCCTGGCAAGAATGTCACTTTGGTGGGTGTTCACGGTCTTGACGGAACGAACCGAATGGTTCTTGGGCAGACAAGCAACTTCTACATTGGAGTTGACGGAATGAATGACCATGAGGTATTCGACATTTGGTACTCCAAAGACGATGACGTAATCTACTACAAGGTTCGTTTCAAACTTGGTGTTCAAATCGCTCGTATTGCTGACTTGGTTGAGTTTACATTATCTTAATAGAATCTGAATTATGGCTTGTGAATTAACAACCGGTGTAAGCGTTGGGTGTAAGGACTCAGCGGGTGGAATCAAGGAGGTGTACTTTGCTAATAAAAGTAACGTCTCAGGAATCTCTGTGACTGCCGATGGAACTGTGTCGGGGATCACTAACAGCGGTAGTTGGTACAAATACGAGCCTCGCAATGCTACTTCGGCAATGATGGATAACCCACAGGTTAATCGTCAGAACGGAACGGCATTCTATCAACAAGGTGTAAACTTAGTTCTCACCAAGATGGAACAAGCTAAACGCAACGAGATCATCCTCCTTGCTAAAGCGAATATGCATATCATTGTGAAGGATCAGAACGATAAGTACTGGCTACTTGGGCAAGATAATGGAATGGAGATGGAGAACTCTGAGGTAGGAACGGGTACAGAATTAGGGGACAGAAACGGGTACACCCTCAACTTCGAGGGGAAAGAGCCTGAACCTGCTCCTGAGATTCAGTATGCTGCTTTCAGCGCAGATGTCTCAGTCACACAAATCTAGTCATCACTCTCATATATCGGTAGAAGCCCCTCTTTGGGGCTTTTACTTTTTTATGACACTTCGTATTGTTTTTTGTTCGTATATTTGCGATATAAAGTTATTTAAATCTAAGTTTTTAGGCGGGTATTAACGAATAACAAACTTGGGGAAGCGACTTATTTTTCACCACCCGCCAAAATATTGTTTCATGTTGTGTTTTGAGCCTCGGCAGAAATGTCGGGGCTTTTTTGTGACACTTTTGCCACTTAACACTTATATATATGTATGGTGGTTATAACAAGAGCGGCATCAAACACATTTGTAATGACATTAGGGGAGAAGGCTACCTATGCCTCACCCGAATACTTGCTTGTCCTCTACGACAAGCACGACAGAGCTTTGATTAAGTTCTTCTTGACCAACACATCATCGGATACGAGTTACGAGAAGTTCACTCTGACAGAGGGAACAGACGAAACGATCCCGGAAGGGGATTACACCTACAAGGTTTACGAGAAGGCGAATCAGGACGATGAAGATATACCTGCTGACACATTTATTGTTGAGACGGGAATACTCAGGTCTTTGGGTGCTGACATAACTGAGGTGGAGTACTCGATCTCAAATACGAACGTGGTTTATGACACAGAATAAGAAGAAGCCTCAAATGAGTGCCAAGAACAGAACCTTCTCGATTGAGTTGGCGAGTTACGAGTTGCCGTTATTCAAGGAGAAACCTAACAGCAGAACTGATTGGGTGGAGTTCGGGGAAAGAAACTTATTCCCTCTGTACTTGGTAGACTTGTTTAACCAGTCTGCGGTACACAACGCAATCATCACGGGTAAGGTAAACTACATTGTAGGTAGAGGGCTTACGACAGAAACGGGTAGAAGTGGGGTGTCAGGACTCAGAGACTTCGTGATGTCTCCTAATGGCTATGAAACCCTGCAAGAGACCTATAAGAAGTTAGTAATTGACAACGAGGTATTCAACGGGTATGCCATTAAGGTTGTCAGAGCGAAGGCGGGGAATAAGATTGTTGAGATCCACCACGAGGACTTCACGAATGTCCGCATGGATAAGAGCAACAAAGGGGTGTGGATCTCTGATGAATGGGAGAGTCCGAGAAGTAAGCCATCCTACAGGATGCAGAACAGAAACCCGGAGGTAAAGTACTACCCACTATTCGACCCTAAAGGCACAGCAAAAGTGTCTTACATATATCACAGAGAGTATAGACCTGACATCAACTACTACCCATATCCTGAGTATGTAGGTGCGATTCCTCAGATTGAAACGTCTGTAGAGATCGGCAAGTTCGACCTAAACTCTATCAAGAACGGGTTTAGTGGCGGTACAATTATCAACCTACTGAACGATATCCCTCCAACAGACGAGGAAGCTAAAGCGATTGAGAGAGACTTGACCGAGAAGTTCACGGGGTCAGAGAATGGGAATAGGGTTGTAATCAACTTTGCAGAAGATAAAGACCACGCCACCACAGTTGAGCAAATAAACTCAAATGATTTAGCGGAGAGATTCAGCAACCTAGAGGAGCGCACAAAGGAGTCTATATTCATTGGTCACAAGATCACAAGTCCGATGCTGTTCGGAGTTCGCTCTGAGGGGCAGCTAGGTGGACGAAGAGAGATACTAGAAGCCTACAAACTGTTCAAAGAGACTTACGTTGTCAGAAGACAGGCTAAAGTGGTAGGAACGCTCAACTATCTACTCGATATTATGGGGCTACCAAAAGCCTTGAAGGTAGAAGAACTGAAACCAATGAACCCAAGGCTTCCTATATCTGACGAAGAGGTATCAGCATTGATTCCTGACGAGGAGAAAGCAGAGTTCTTGCGAAGAGAGTTCGGAGTAAAGAATGTGAAGGCAGCTCCCGTTGAAGAGAATGTCGATATGAGCGCAACAGAGGACGGATATGGCGATGTTTTGATGTACTTGGGGTCTTGTGGGGAAGATGCAGAGAACTTTGAAATATTGGACGAATTTGATATTGAGTTCGAGGACGAGCAGCCGAAGTTCGCATTAAAGGATGTGGGTGATTATATCGCCTTAAAAAAAATAGACTTAGCCACGATTGAACTCAGGTACAGATATGCGTTAGCGGACGATGCTTTGCCACTCAAGACGAAGAGTAGGGGATTTTGCAGCACGTTGATGGGGCGCAACGCTCTGTATACCCGGCAAGAGATTGAAGGTATGGAGAATCACATGACAGACTTTAATCAGAGTGTGTGGCTATACAGAGGTGGATGGTACAATAGGGCGGGTGAGCGTAGACCTCAATGCCGTCACGTATGGAAACAAGTAGTAGTAAGACGAAATGGCAACTAGGAAATATTTACTAAGCGCAACAGACTTCAAGAAGTTGACTCCGGTTCACAGAAACGTGGACGATGAGCTTATCAAGCAGAGTATTATATCCTGCCAAGATATGTTCATTCAGCCTCTTATCGGAACGGGTATATACAACGACATCAAGGGTGAGTTACCGAGTTCGCTTACGAGTGCGAATCAGACGTTACTAGAGGATTACATTCATAACGCTATGCTGTATTGGATCATGTGCGACATTGTGCGCCCTACGACCTATCAGATGAGCAATATGGGTGTGCAGACTCGTGATGGTGACAATATGCAACCAGCCGACCAAGAGGAAATCCGCAGGTTAGAGAACAACTACTTTAACAAGGCTAAGTTCTATGCGAACAGATTGGTCAAGTACTTGAAGGAGAACAAGAGTACTTTCCCTCTGTATGATAATCCAGGAACGGGGTATGACATCATACATCCAACAGGAAGACCATACCGAACAAGCATTTACTTGGGTGGCAATAAAGGGAAGAAGCACTTAGGACTAGATATATATATGGGTGATGAGTGGTGTGAATAGGGGTAGAGACAAGAAGAACCTCAAGACTTTGAGGTTGTACGAGAAGAAGAAGAATGACCTTAAACGAGGCAATAGCGATAATAGAGGACTTCGGAAGCAGTCATCTGATGGTGAATGACACCATTTTTGGTGCAGCCCCGGAGATTGATACTGATGACTTGAATGGATTTGTTCTGTGGTTCTACTTGAATGGTAGTGAAGTCGAGGAAACTCGTAAGTCCTTCACGTTCGATGTTCGGATCATGGATGTGTTGCAGAAGGATATGAGCAATGAGATTGAGGGGATAAGTGACACAGATAAGATAGCGCAAGACTTACTAGCTTGGCTAGACACTAAGCAGTACGATGAGGGCTATCAGTTTGACAGGTCGGCAACGAAGGTGAATTTCGTACACTACGACAGAAGTGATTATGTAGGACACCAACTATTTGTCACCTTGCACCAAAAGGCAGAGTTTGATGTGTGTGAGGCGGCTATGTACGTACACTTAGTTGACGAGAACGGAACATACATATCGGATGAAGATAACGACAGAATATTAGTAGAATGACAAGGCGTAAAAATCCAAGCGAGTTCGATGCGATATTAGCGGCAGCAACCGCCAATGATGATCTTATTATATGGTGGGATACCTCTGCGGGTAAGATGTACTCTATCACCAAGAGTGAGTTCTTGACTATGGTAACTGCCGGTAGTGGGGATATGTCTACGTCCACCTATGACCCCGCATCTATCGCAGAGCAGTTGGTGGGATTGACCGCTGCTCAGACTATCACCAATAAAACCATTGATGCGGATAACAACACCGTATCAAACATAGGTGACGAAGAACTGAAAGCGGGTATAGATGCTGCGAAGATCGCGGACGCATCTGTGTCAAATACCGAATTTCAATATCTCAACGGGGTAACATCTGCAATTCAAACGCAGATTGACGGCAAGGCTGATTCAAGCCACACGCACACACTAACAGACATAACAGACTCAGGGGCTTTGGCAGCACTTGATACGGTTGGAACTGCTGAGATAGATAATGATGCTGTAACATTTGACAAGATATCGAACATTGCTACTAACAGGGTTTTGGCTCGTAGTTCTGCGGGTAGCGGGAGTGTGGAGGCTTTGACTTTGCCGAACTTCCGAACTCTGATAAATGTCGAGGACGGGGCAGACGTAACAGATACCACAAATGTAACGGCTGCTGGTGCTTTGATGGATTCGGAAGTCACAGACTTAGCAGGGATAAAATCACTTGACACATCAACGCTGCAAGTGAAACCAACAGAAGGGGCTTTCGTTGATGGCGATAAGACAAAACTCGATGGGATTGAAACGGGGGCAACGGCAGACCAAACGGCAGCAGAGATAAAAACAGCTTACGAGAGCAACTTAGACACCAACGTTTTCACGGATGCGGAGCAGACTAAACTTGCTGGGATTGAAACGGGGGCAGATGTTACGGACGAGACGAATGTAGTATCAGCCTTGAGCGGAGCGACTCTAACCGATGCGGGTACACCACAGGCAACCGACAAAGTGCTAGTGCAGGATTCTTCCGACTCAGACAACTTAAAGTACGTTGATTTCAGCGACTTTAGTTCAGGCACTACGGTAGATGTGGTTTCAAATGTAGCACAAGATAGAATATTAGGTCGAGTTACTGCGGGGTCGGGCGATAGCGAAGAATTGACAGCGACTCAAGTTCGGACGTTGATAAATGTCGAAGATGGCGCAACGGCAGATCAGACGGGAGCGGAAATAAAGGCAGCCTACGAAGGCGAAGCAGATACTAACGCTTTCACCGATGCAGAGCAGAGCAAGTTGTCAGGTATTGAAGCAAGTGCGGATGTTACAGATACAGCCAATGTAACGGCAGCGGGGGCTTTGATGGATTCGGAGCTTACAGACCTTGCGGGGATAAAATCACTTGATACCTCAACTCTACAAGTCAAGCCGAGTGAAGGTGCATTTGTCGATGGTGATAAAACCAAGTTAGACGGGATAGAAACGGGAGCAGATGTAACTGACGAAACAAACGTAGTATCTGCATTAAGCGGAGCAACACTATCGGACGCAGGAACACCACAAGCAACGGATAAAGTTCTTGTGCAAGACGCATCAGATAGCGACAATCTCAAATACGTTGATTTTAGCGACTTTTCAAGCGGAACGACAGTAGATGTTGTTTCAAATGTTGCGGCTGATCGGATACTTGGTAGGGTTACGGCAGGCAGTGGCGATAGTGAGGAACTTACAGCAGCACAGGTTCGGTCATTGATTAATGTGGAGGATGGTGCAGACGTAACGGATACCACCAACGTAACGGCTGCGGGTGCGCTCATGGATTCTGAAGTTACGGATTTGGCGGGAATTAAGGCACTTGACACGAGTACGTTGCAAGTCAAACCCGCAGAGGGTGCGTTTGTAGATGGGGATAAGACTAAACTTGATGGCATTGAAACAGGCGCAGATGTAACCGACACAGCTAATGTGACGGCTGCGGGGGCTTTAATGGATTCTGAGGTAGATGCAGACATAAAAACCCTTTCGCTTCCTGCAAATACAACTATCAGCACATTCGGGGCAAGTTTGGTAGACGATGCAGATGCGAGTGCTGCACGTACTACGCTAGGCATATCGACAGCGAGTAAGACGGCAGAGGGGCTAGTTGAATTAGCAACCACAGCCGAGATAGATACAGGCACGGACACTACACGGGCAATGCCGATAGACCAGTTTGTAGCGAGTAAGCGGAATATAGAGTGGATTGTGTTCGATTGTGTAGACCCTGACACAGACTGCGCGGTAGGCACGAACATA